CCTTCTACCAGCGCCCCAAGGCCGCCCCGTCCTGGATGACCACCGCCGAGCGGGCGCAGTGGCGACAGGGTTGGACCCCGCCCCGGCTGGCTACCCCCGACGTGGACAACATGGCCGGCGCCGTGATGGACGCCCTCAACGACACGGGGCTGTGCTGGGTGGATGATGCGCAAGCCGAGATCGCCAGCGTGACGAGCACTTGGGCCGCCAAGGGTGAGCCCGCGCACATCGTGGTGACTTTGGAGAGGGTTGCTTGGGGCGTGCCGACTACACAAAAAATGTAGCGCGATAGAACATCGCTGTTAGACTGTCAACGAAAGGGAGAGAACATGAACTACGGAGACTTCATCCGGCAGAAGACGGCAAATGTGCCCGACGCTGGATTCGAGGCGGACATACCAGACGGGAGCATCCTGTTTCCATTCCAAGCTGAGTGCGTCCGATGGGCGTGGAAGCGTGGGCGTGCTGCGCTGTTTGCTGACACTGGACTCGGCAAGACGGGCATGCAACTGACATGGGCTGACGGCGTGGTCAAGAACACGGGCCGGAAGGTCCTCGTGCTGGGCCCGCTGGCGGTTGTTCGGCAGACTGAGCGCGAGGCTAAGAAGTTCGGCGTTGAAGGTGTGCGGGTAGTCCGCAAGAGCACCGACGCACCGGACGCGCCCATCCACGTCACCAACTACGAGAACGCGAAGAACCTGGACCTTGAGCAATACGTGGGCGTGGTCCTGGATGAGAGCAGCATCCTTAAGAATGCACAGGGCAGATACCGAAACTGGCTGATCGAAGTGTTCAGCCAGACCCCGTATAAGCTGGCTTGCTCCGCTACCCCAGCGCCCAACGACTTCACCGAGCTCGGCAATCACTCCGAATGGCTGGGCAGCATGGATGAAGCTGTCATGAGGGCGCGGTGGTTCATCAATGACCTCTCGGACACGGTAGCCCCGTGGCGTCTCAAGGGCCACGCAGTGGATGACTTCTGGCGCTGGGTCTGCACATGGAGCCGCTGCGTGTCCAAGCCCTCGGACATGGGCGACTACGACGACACAGCCTACGACTTGCCCCCGCTCAAGATTGAGCAGCACATCGTGGCGGTGGACATCACCAACGACGACGGGAGCGGCCTCCTGTTCCGCATCCCCGAGCTGAGCGCCACCAGCATTCACCAAGAGAAGCGCCGCACCTTGCCGGAGCGTATCGCCAAGGCCAAGAGCTTGGTTGAAGGGTTCGGAGATCAGCCGGTCATCATCTGGTGTGAGACCAACTACGAGCAGGACGCAATCTGCGCGGCGCTGCCTGGTGTACTCGATGTGCGCGGCTCGATGAAGCCTGAGCACAAGGCGGACGCCCTGCTCAAGTTCTCGGACGAGGGCGGGCTGATTGTGACCAAGCCGAGCATTGCTGGGATGGGCATGAACTGGCAGCACTGCGCTAACATGGTGTTTGTGGGTGCCTCCTACAGTTACGAGAGCTTCTATCAGGCTGTCCGCCGTGCATGGCGATTCGGCCAAGACAAGCCCGTGACCGCACACGTCATCATGGCGAGCACCGAGCGCCAGATCTGGCAGACCATCCACCGCAAGAGCGGCCAGCACAAGCAGATGCGCGAGAAGATGTTGATCGCGTCCCGTCTTGCCGCCCGGAAGTATCGGGCATCGCAGGACTACCACCCAAACCATGCTGCGCGAATCCCCGCGTGGCTGTTCACTCAGTGAAGGAGAGCACATGAGCACCATTGAATGTCTGAATGCCGAGCACGGCGAATCCTGGACCATGTACAACGGAGACTGCGTTGAAATCGTAGGGCAGTTGCCTGACCGATCCGTAGACTGCACCATCTACAGCCCCCCATTCTCGGACCTGTTCATCTACAGCGACTCCGAGCGGGACATGGGCAACTGCGCCGACGATGTGGAGTTTGCCGAGCACTACGCCCACCTTCTGCGCGAGATGTTCCGCGTGCTGCGCCCTGGTCGCATGGCCTGCGTTCACGTCTCGGACCTGCCAGCTCGGAAGAGCAAAGAGGGGTTCATCGGTCTCCGCGACTTCTCCGGCGACGTGATCAAGGCCCACCAGGCAGCCGGGTTTCACTACCACAGCCGGGTCACCATCTGGAAGGACCCCGTCACCGAGATGCAGCGCACCAAGGCCCACGGGCTGCTGTATAAGAACATCCAGCTTGACAGCACACGGAACCGTGTGGGGATGCCTGACTACATCCTCGTATTCAAGCGCCCCCCCACCACCAAGGCGGAAGAGGACGCCAAGGTACCGGTGACGCACACCCCCAAAGACTTCCCGCTGGACGACTGGCAGAAGATCGCCAGCCCGGTGTGGTTCGATGTGGACCAGGGCAACACCCTGAACGTGCGCATCGCCCGCGACAACGGCGACGAGAAGCACATGTGTCCTCTCCAGTTGGATGTGATTGACAACCTGCTCCGGCTGTACTCCAACCCCGACGATGTGATTCTCTCGCCCTTCGGTGGTGTGGCCAGCGAGGGTGTGGGCTCGATTCGGCGTGGTCGCAAGTTCGTGGGCGTGGAGCTCAAGCCGTCCTACTTCAAGACGGCGTGCGCCAATCTACGCCAAGAGGAAGGGCTGAACCAGGGCTCTTTGTTCTGAGGTAGATGCGCGCCATGGGTCGTGCTAAACTACCCATGCCCTTCGGGGCGACATCGTTCTCTCGTGTGTTGCAGGTCCCCGCAGTGGTGGACCACCCTTGGCTTGATCACCAAGGGGCAACGCGAGAGCGGCGCAACACACACAAGAGCAGAACATGGAAAAGCGCCTAAGCGCCGATGCACGCTTGCACACTTGCCCGTACTGCGGAACCACCGTTTCGCCGTATTACTACGGGCACTCAGATTACCCGTACCGCGCCGACTACGGCCCGCGCATGATGTGCTTGCGATGTGATGCGCACGTTGGATGCCACAACGGGGACCCGTCCAAGCCTATGGGGACTGTGGCTAACGCTACGGACAGGTCGTGGAGGCGGATCATCCACGCCAAGATCGACCCCTTGTGGAAGCGGGAAACGGGGCCAGCCAAGCGAAAGGCTCGGAAGCGGATGTATGCCCGCCTATCCGATGCGCTGGGGCGAGAGGCGCACGCATCCTGGGAGAACGGGGCAGGGCTGCTTGAACTGGTAGACGCGGCGAGGTTGGTGGTCGCTGGGTGGGAGCGATGAGCTTCGCCATGGTGGACACCGACGCTATCCGGTGGATGCTGCGCAA